TGCTCGTGTGAGCGAGAGCCACGCGCCGGGGGCACCTGCAAGTGACGTGGTTCGCAAGCTCGCTGACGCGCTCGGGCTGGGACTCGGCAACTTCGATCAGATTTCGACCAAACTCGCGAGCAGCAAATTCGAGCAAGGCGTCGTGACTCACGGCCCGGCGTCAAGTGAGCTGACGAAGGTACTTGCCAGAACCGGGTTTACTTGGTCGATCCAGGATGGCGAGCTTCAGTTTCAGCGCGACGATCTGCGCATCGGCCCGCAGATTCCCGAGCTGGCCCCGGACAGCGGGCTTATCGGATCGCCCGAGTTCGGATCGCCAGTCGTCAAGGGCGGCCCTCGACTGCTCACTTTCAAGTGCTTGCTCGACGCTGACTTGAGGCCAGGCGGTAGAGTCGCGATCAAGTCCGAACGCCACACCGGCGTAGTGCGAATCTGGAAAGTTGAGCACAACGGGGACACGGCGGGCGGGGACTGGTACACCCAAGCGGAAGGGTTTCCCTCGAAATGAGCGACACACCGCAGACACTGCAAGAAGTGCTATCGACGCTGGCGGACACGATTCGTCTGTCGATCAACACCTGCTTACCTGGCCGGATCACAAGGTACGACGAGACTCGACAGCGTGCCGATGTCCAGCCGCTCGTGAAGCTGCGAAGGTTGACAGAGGAATCCGAGATCGCTGTAGACACCCTGCCCGTGGTCCCAGCCGTGCCTGTCGTGTTTCCAGGCGCGGGCGCTTGGCGTCTCACCTTTCCAATCCAAGAAGGTTCTACGGGACTGCTGATCTTCTCACAAGCGAGCCTCGATCGCTGGCTTGTGAGCGGTGGACTTGTCGATCCCGAGGACGATAGACGGTTCGATCTATCGGACGGGATTTTCATACCGGGGCTACGTGACTTCGGACACCCGCTCAAAAGTGCCCCGCTCGACAGGCTCACACTCGGCCACGACGACGGCGTACAAATCCACATCGACAAAGACGCGATCCGTGTGGGTTCAAACCTGCCCGTGCAGCTTGAATCGGCAGCGCTCGCCGACACGCTGTGGACGCATCTGGACAGCGTGCTGCACGGCTGGCTCGCCACTCACACGCACCCTACACCCTCGGGCACTTCATCCGCACCGGGTACGCCACCGCCTAGCCCGTCGGACTTCAGGTCTGCCGCCGTCAAGGTGAAACGATGAAACGAGTGACGGACTTCGGGCTTGATTCCGACGGTGATATGTACGCCGATGATCTGGGGCTGGCGCTCACGGGTGACGCGCCGGGGGTTCTGCAGCAAACGAGCTTGCGGCTGCGCTTCTTCAGAGGCGAGTGGTTTCTCGACGACGAGCGCGGCATGCCATGGTGGCAGCGTATCCTTGTGAAAAACCCTGACGTGGTCGAGATTGAGGGCTACTTCCGCGACGCGATCCTCAGCGTTCGCGGAGTGCGCGAGCTGACCTATCTGGCAAGCAGTTACACCGACGCAAAAAACCGCGAGTTTCGGATCGATTGGCGAGCGTCCACCGACCTCGGCGAACTTGCGTCAACGGAAAGGATCACACTCTAAATGGCGGGGCTTACACTCACTGGGTTTGAAACAAAGACGCTCGCTCAGTCGAAAGCTGAACTCGACGAGCTTTTCAAGAACACTTTTGGGGTTAGCCTCGGTAGTGAGCCGGACGGCTCGATCCCGCCCGATTCGGTGGCGGGGCAGCTTGTCGGGCTGCTCGCGGATCGTGAAGCCGAGATCTGGGAAGTAATGCAGGCTCTATCGTCGAGCTTTGATCCCGATAACGCCACCGGGAAAGCGCTTGTGGCACTGTGTGCGCTCACCGGCACCCTTCCAAACCCCGAACGTAAAAGCTCGGGGGTTGTCGTCCTGACGGGCGATCCTGGTACTGTGCTGACTGTCGGGCGCGGTGTGTCGGAGGCTACGAGCGGCGCGCGGTTTCTGACTACCGCTGCTGTCACACTCTCGCTTGATTCGAGTTGGGCCACGTCCACGGCCTACGCTGTCGGCGATCGAGTGACAAACGGGGCAAGCCCGGCTCGGATCTACCAAGCCACGGTCGCGGGCACAAGCGCCGTCCTCGGTAGCGGACCTAGCGGTACAAGCTCGGTGATTGCCGACGGGTCTGTGACGTGGACTTACTGCGGTGAGGGGACGGCGAGCGGTGTCTCTGCGGTCGAGTCCGTGGAAGCCGGACCGTATGCGGCTGCCACCGGCACTCTGACCGTGATTGACACACCGATCACCGGCTGGCTCAGTGTCAGAAACCTCGCTGACATCAAGGTCGGGGCTTACCTTGAAACAGACGCGGCTCTGCGCATCCGTCGGGAGAACGAAATCACGGGCAACGCCAATGGAACGCTGGACGCGATCCGAGCGAAGCTTCTGCGCGTGGGCCAGGGCGGCGCAAATCCCGTGCTTGACTGTGTCGTTTTTGAAAACACGACAATGGTCGTCAGCGTCGACGGACTTCCGCCCAAGTCGATCGAGGCGATCGTGTTGGGTGGCGACGATCAAGCGCTGTTCGATACGGTTCTCGCAACGAAGGACGCGGGCATCGAGTCGCACGGTAACACCGCTGGTAGCTCAAACGACAGCGCCGGATTTCCGCACGTCGTCAAGTTCACGCGACCGACGGAAAAGCTGGTGTGGATTGAGCTTGACTTGATCAAGGATGTCGGGCGCTACCCGCTCGACGGTGATGCTCAGTGTAAGCAGGCTGTCCTCGACTGGCATACGTCAGCGAACGGCTACACCTTCGGCAAAGACGCCACCGTCTGGGGCATATCAACCTCTCTCTACAAAGTCCCCGGCGTGCTCAAGGTGTCGGGTGTGCGGCTCGGATTTGCCCCGGCCCCGGTCGGCACCGCTGACCTTCCGATCGCGATCCGTGAGATTGCCCGATTCGACTCCAGCCGAATCACAATCAGCTCCACAGGAGGGACGCCGTGAGTTCGATCACCTACCGTTCCGATGTGGCTGCGTTCCTACTGTCAAGGCTTGCCGAGGAGTTTCGCAAGCCCCGGATTAGCAAACTGTTCGGAGGCATCGGCGCTCAGTACCAGGCCCTTGAGGACGCAGCGTGGCAGCTTTACACGCTTCGCTCGGTTGATACCGCCGAGGGCTGGGTGCTCGACGTGCTCGGTAAGCTTGTCGGGGAGCGAAGGCAGGGAAGTCCGGACGCTGATTACCGAATCCGAGTGCGCGCACGAATTCGCGCGAACCTGAGCGACGGTACGATCGATGACGTGCTCGCGGTGTTCAAGCTGTTGTTAGGCGGTGCTGGCACACTTCAATTGCAGGAATATTTCCCGGCGGGTTTCGTTCTGCGCGTGGGCGGTGTCTCGCTGACCCTCGCACAAATCGTGATTTTCGCTCGGTTTTTGCGCCAAGTTCGAGGCGCGGCGATTGACGCACAGCTCGGCTATCAGACCGTCGCGGACGCCGACGCCTTTGTGTGCGCGACTTCCTCACCGCTCACGTCACCAGTAGCAGTCAACGCGATCACGATCACAGTCGCTGACGCAACATCGTTCCCGGTCAGCGGAGCCGTCACGATCGACGAGGGTCTACCCGCAGCCGAAACCCTTGTATACACCTCACGCACCAGCACTCAGCTACTCACGGCACCGGCTACCTTCGCGCATAACATCGATGCGATGGTTGCTGTGGTCGGGAGTACAGGCAAGGGCTGGGGCGACACCTCAAACCCGAGCGCGGGCGGCGCGCTTGTAGGAGTTATTTGATGCTTGGCTACCTCAAAGACCACCCGGAAGTGGTGGCGTCAGTGCTTGCGTTTGCAGGCGCGCTGCTGCGCCTGCTCGATAACCGACTGAAAGCACGCGCTCTGCTCGCAGCCCCGAGCGAGGATGTGAGGGAGAAGATCGCGAACCTACCACCTGTGTCCGGCCTGCTCGTGCTGCTGCTTGCAGCGGCTGCGCTGGTGTCGTGCCTGCTGGCCTTCGTCAAGTTCGAGCAGCAGCTCGCATCATCAGCCCGCGAGTGCAGCGCAGATCGCGACTGCGAACCACCGGCCAAGTGCAGGCGCGGTGCCTGTGTCGACCTGGCCGAGAGTTTCAAGCCAACCGTGGCGCTCTACTTCGAGCGTCGTCAATCACCTGTCGGGAGACTGCCGTGATCAAACCAGCGTCGTCAACACTGCCCCGGTGGGCAAGTACCGTATCTGCCGATCCTGCTCGCGTCGTCGAGCCCCCGTCCGGTAAAAAAGATGTGGGCTGGGATGTCGCGGAAAAACCCCCTGCCCAGTGGAAAAACTGGCTGGGGCTCCAGATCTACACCTGGCTTCTGTGGCTTGACTCGTTTGAGTCGGAGCCTCACACCTGGAGTCGGACGCAAACCCTCACCGAAGGCATCGTCGTATCGAACACGACCCTAAACACGAGGGCGATCCTCGCGACGGGTAACGGTACGGCTGAGGGTGCGAAGTGCGTAGGTGGTTCGACGGGCGGGCACGGCTGTATCGGGGAAGGTACAGGAGTAGGCACCTACGGTGTGTTCGGTCGCGGCCTGGTTGCAGGTGTGACAGGGGTTCGCGGTGAGGGCGGCTCAGGTTCGCCCGGCGGATCGTTCCTCGGCGGAGCGGGGGGGATCGGCCTGCAAGCCGCTGGCGGCACCGGGAATGCCGCCGGACTCGCCGGGCAGGGCAGCGGCAGCGGTGTCGGAGTTACTGGCGTCGGCGGTGTGACTGGTGACGGTGGTGATTTTCGAGGTGGCACGACAAGCGGCACGGGCTGCACTGTCACGGGCGGCGGAGCTTCGGGCATCGGTCTGCTGGCAACCGGGGGAGGTCCGAACGGAAACGCGATTGAAGCGGTGGCTCCGGGTAGTGGGCTCGCTCTCAAAGCCACAGGCGCGATCTCGACGAACGATTCGGTTTACGCCGATGTCGTGCTACGAGCGGGAACCAGCTCGACCTGCACGATGCGCTCAAACCGTGTCGAGTTTGACGGCGTGACGCACCCAGCGTCGAACGCATCGATCAAGCACCAAGTCCGGCCCATCAACACGCCTCGTGTTTGGGGCACGATCGTCACCGACGGTGCTGGTAACGTGAGCGTGCTCGACGGTTCAGGGGTTGCCAGCGTCGCGATCTCAGGCACGGCGCTCGTAGTGACGTTCACGGATGCGTTTTTGGACAACAAGTACGCGGTACTGACGTCCGGGTATGACGGCTCGGTCCCCACGGGCACGCCGAAGTTTAGCGTGTACCAACCAAACAACACCACCACCACGGCAGAGATCGCGTGTGTCAGCGACCCGGCTACCGTGGTCCTTACTCTGTACCTGCTTGTCCTCGGTAGACAGTGATGTAGGCAGTGGTTAGGCACCGGACGTGTGCCGGTGTCTGGACGGACAGATCGAACCGTAAACCTGTCCCTGTGGTCGGAGGAAGTAGAAGCTCGCCTGACGTGTCACTCTCACGTTGCGTGAAAGCCTCAGACCACTCGGGCGCAACCCTCAGCACACGACGGACACCGATCGGGCAGCCGTCCGCAAAGAACAGCTTCAGCCCTT